CTCACCGCAGCAAAGGCTGGTTTGCGTCTCGTCCCAGCTCAGGTCGGGGCGGATACAACTCACTTCACTGCAAGTGAAGGGGATGTGGTGGGATCGTTATTTCGTGGGTCTGCTATCGGGATCGCGTTCGATACTGCCGCAGCCCCGGTCGGAGTGGGATCTACTGACAATCTTATCTCTGGCAACGTGTTTTACTCTAACACGAAAGACATCACCGCCGAGAAGACGGGAGCTGGCGGTACTTACAGCTTACAGGCCGCACAGATTGTCGGTAATTATTTCATCGACAAAAACAAAGCGGTCTATATCGACTTCTTGACGAACATCGATGGCCCAGCGGCATCGCAAACAGGTTCGATTATGAACAACTACTTCAACACAGCGACGGTAACGAACGTCAATGTTAAGATGAATGGAACTGGGTTTGGAGTTGTTGCTGCGTATAGCCAGACCGGGATCACGAACGCGTCCGGGTTCTAAGACATGCATGAGGCGTCAAAACTCGTAAAACAGGAGGAGTTGTTGAATTTACTCCTCCTGCATATTCCGCTTAAACAATGTGCGGAGCGTCTCCACGTCTCGTACGCCACGATACGTAAGTACGCGTCCGAGGACGATTTTCTTAACAACCTCCGTGTTCTGTCGCAGAGTATTTATGAGGAGGTTGTAACCGACCTCAAGACCGAACGTAAAACGTTACAGGACCGTCTTACCGAGGCGAGCGACAAAGCATTAACAAAGTTGGAAGAACTACTCGCGAACTCTCAACAGGAAAGTATCGTTCTCAAAGCGGCTGACAGTATTCTCGACCGGACTGTTGAAACCGCCCGTAATCGAAAGATTGAGGGTAATATGTCTGGTCGGTTTAGCATCGATCCGATCACGTTAATGCACAGTGCGCTGACCGCACAAGAGTTGGAGCACCACACAGACCAAAAGAAGCTTCCACCAGCATCTTACGAGCAAGACGCCGCGAATGAGTAACCTCGACAACTCGGAGATAATGCAGCTAGCCGCTTCAGGTCGCGCCGAAGAGCTGCAGGATGTTCTCAGGTCGAAGTGTCTCCAAACCAATGGAGGGTTGTATTACTTCTCTAAGGTTGTTCTTGGTTATAAGGAGCTGGTTCCTCATTATCACCTCTTATTCGCCAACAAAATCCAGAGCACAATGACTGTTCGTCGTCGCGGGTTTCTTCGTCCTCGCGGTCATTTTAAGTCGACGCTCGCGGCGAAGAGCTACCCTCTATGGAGGTTCTGTGGTGGAGGGAAACAACCTGGAGATCCTGACGACCCGAGAAATTTACGTTTCTTGATCGCTGGAGAGTCTGACACCGTAGCATGTAAGAACATTAAAGACCCCAGCTGGCATTTACAGAACAATCAACTCCTTCGATGGTTGTTTCCTGAGGTCGTCCCACAAGACTTCAACAAGGTCTCGTGGAGAGACGACGCGATTGAGATTGCTCGTTCACAGAGCTTTGATGAGGCGTCGATCACAGCGATTGGTGTTGGGGCACGCGGTACCGGCTTCCACTACGACGAGATCATTTACGACGATATCATCGGGGATAAGGCTGCCAAAAGCATAGCCGTCATGAACGACGCTATCGAGTGGTTTTCGTACGCAGCAGGCTATGCCAACGATCCGGGCACGGTTCGTGAGATGATGATTGGGACCCGGTGGAAACATGGTAAGGCCGATCTTTACGGTTACATCATAGAGGAGTTGGTCCACAACGAAGAACAGGGAGAACGCGCCTCCGGCTACGTCTGGGATGTTGAAGGGTGTCGGGACGAAGAAGGTCAGGTTCGATTCTGGCCTCGCTTTACTGAAGAAATCCTCGCCGACCTCCTCAGACGTGAGAAGACCTACAAGTTTTCGTGTCAGTACGACAACAACCCAACAGCTCCTCCGGGCACTCAGTTTACGGAAGAGATGCTGAAGACGTTCAAGATCGCGGTTGATCAACTTGATGGGAGACGCGACCTCCTCATCCCGAGCGATAGTACACCTCCAATAAAATTGAAGCATCTCGCCAGATTATCGTTCTACGATCCATCGAGTGGTGGTAAACACGCCGGCTCCGAGAACGCGATCGTTTGCATCGGTACAGCCTCTGATAGTCGGAAGTTCGCATTCAAAATCTGGTCAGCAAACTGTGGCTTTCGTGAAGCGGTCGAACAATGGTTCCGCCTAAACGACCAATTCAATCTCTGGCCAAACTACTTCGAGGGGGTAGGTCCACATAAAGAGGTCGCGGGAGTCGTGGCCCTCCGACAAGCTGAGGATGTGTGTCGTGTCTGTGAGAAGAGCGGCAAGAAGGTTCGGCACCACCGCTTAGGACCCGTTTGCGTAACTCCACCTGGAGGAGCTGGCTCGAAGGACGATCGCATCCTCACTTTTGTTCAGGCCGATATTGAGGATGGGCTTGTTTATTTACATGAGAATGATTCACAGACTCGGGCTCAGATTTTAGCCTTTCCTCATGGGGAGTTGAAGGACCGGTTTGATGCGTTGGCGTATGCGGTACATTACAGTAAACGTCCCCCTACCATCGAGGAGGTTGAGGCTGAAGAACACACCCGTCAACAGAAGGATCTCGCCAAGGTCCAGCGCACAGCGCAGACCTACGACGTGGGAGGGTATATCTAATGATCCTACGCACTGATCTCAACATTACTCAATTACCCTCAACACTGCCAAGCTTCGGTGGACAACTTGGTAAGAACATCATCCAGACCGACCCCGATTTCGGCACCCGGATCGTGCGTGTTACCGACGCCAGCGATGCTGTGGGTAGGTCGATGCAGACTGCTGATTCAGGTGCAGCGGGGATATGGAACAAGAACGATACAATGTTGTTGTGTCGTAGTACTGGAGGGAGTTCGTTCCTGTTTCAGTTCCGGCCAGGAAAGATGCAGGCGACCAATCTCGGGAGGAAGTTCTCAGATCCGACTTGTTTTTCACGCACTCAGGCGGGAGTGCTTTACACCCTATTGGACAACCACCTCCTACAGAAGTTAACGTTCAAGTTAGTCAACGGAGTTTGGACTCCAACCACAGCCGTGACACTCTGCGATTTCGCCAGTGTCTTACCCACCGGGTTCAAGATTAAATGGACTGGGTCGTTCATCGTCGCCCTCGACGACAGTACGTTTATGGTGGGGTTCTCTGAAGGGGTTCAGAACACAGCGTTTATGTGTGTGCTGTGGAGGAAGGGAAAGGGGTTTAGGGTTCTCAACACCCAAACCGGTCAGATTACGGGAGACTGGGGTCAGCTAGGTCAAGGCGTGGTGCAATCATCAACCGCCAGCTTCCCCTTCCTAATGCACGAATGTTCGATGACTCCAAACCCTGCCTTCGGTAATGTCGGGGTGTCTGCTGCTACCGGGTCCGGCCACTTGATCTGGGAGTTGGGAACGTTAAACCTCCGCGATACCGAAACCTCAGGTCACGCTGCGAAGGGTTATCTTCATTATTATGCAGGCGGACCGGGTGGAGGACAAATCCGAGAGGTCCAATATATAGACCCCTCCCAAACTCAGATGGTCGTGCCAAAATCCTCTCTCCCTGCCGGTCAGATTCCTCCACAAAAATATGACGGCGATCAACACTTCGGTTTTGGCAAGGTCGATACGTTGGACGTTTCGATCTTCTGGATTAGTAGTCAATCACAGGTTTATCCCTTCACCGCCTGTTGGATGAATGAAGTGCGAGGGATGGAGTCCCAAACAGGGGTAGTTCACCGAGCCTGTCACACCTTTAACAGTGGTTTGTCTTCCGAGTTCATCGTTCAACACGCGATTGCGGTCCCTTCACAGACAGGTAAGTTTGTCGCGTTCACCAGTGATATGATGCTGACCCTCGGAGGTCGTGGAGATGTCTTCGTGGTCGAGACAGGACTAACAACGTGATCCGAACAGGAATAGACAGTGGGATCCGGAGGCACTATCCAGGGAGGACGAACGCGGTGTTTTGCCAGTCGTCTCTTTCGTGGATCCGGCAACTTAACTTGAACGTTCCTGTTCGGTTCAGGGTGCTAGTTTTCTGATACTGACCGATTGTTCAAGTAAGTGAACGTGCCTGCACACCGGCCAGTAACTCTGGATAGATTAACGAAATGATCAACATCGTCCCATTACGAGGAGTTCCAGACACAAAGCTGCAGGCGTTGCAAAACTACTGCTGCGACAAATTCTGGGCGACAGTCAACGCTCGTAACAATCAAGTTCAGGGGATGTATCAACGATGGCTCGACAACTATGCGGGGAAACCATTACAAGCGATCAGGACGACACCCTTCTACAAGGCATCGAACTTTGTCCCACAGTTGATTCGGATGCATACCGATATCTTATCGGCGAGGATGCTTGGTTTGATCTTTGGGACAAAGCCATTTTGGAAGCCCAGAACCTTCATCGGTCAGCTTCCAAATGAGGTGTTAACGTCGGTCGGGGAGTGGATGGATGATTTATGTCTGAACGGTATCGAGTTTTACGAGCCGATCGATACCTCCGTCTTCCTCACCGTTAAGTGTGGAGTGCAAGTCACCAAGGCGGTATGGGTGGAAAGTGAGGTCTACCTCTCCGATGGTAAGCAAGGGGTAACGCCTCTAAAGGAGGAAAGCCTCGCCTTCGATGTCGTCCCATTCGACGACTTCTTCCCCTACCCAATCACAGCCCGCACGCTCGACCAAACGATCGCAAACTTCCATCGCCTTCGTTTCGCGAAGGAAGAGGTCGAATACAAGAAATCCATTAAACTGTGGGACGAACGAGCCTGCGAACTCCTTCTCAAAACAGGAGGTCAACCCTCTCAAGGTAATCCCCGTGAAGCGCAGGCCTCAGCGGCTGGTATCTCCCTCACATCCGATATTACCCGTCCGTTTAACGTAGTCGAAGGTTGGGTTAGATATGAACTCGAACCAGGAAAGATCTATTCTCTGGTTATTACCTTCAATCCCTATTCCCGAACCAGAGACGGAATTCTTCGTGCCATTTATGACTACACTCCCAGAGGGAAGGGTGTATTCACCGATTTTCGTATTATGCCAAGGGAGAATCTCTTTTATGGCTATAGTGTGCCTGAGATCCTCGAACAGGCTCAGGAAGAGAAAGCCCAAATTCATAACGCGCGTCGAGACGGCAATACTATAGCGAATGTACCTGGATGGAAGAAAAAGCGTCTTGCGGAGGTTGGTAATCCCTCAGCCGAGTGGTATCCCGGTAAAGTCTTCGAAGTCGACAACATGGACGACCTCGATATCCTAACCTTTGGTGGGAACTACAACGGGATGATGGATGAGGAAGCTGGTCTCGACGCCGAAGCAGAACGTTACACCGGAATCTCTCCCGCAGCTCAAGGATTCGGGTCCGGAGTCGTAGGTAAGAAGGGCATCTACTCCTCTCAAGGTACCCTCGCCCTTCTCGCGGAAGGAAACAAACGTCTCGATATCTATCTTCGTCGAATACGTCGCCCCTTCCACAATCTAGGTTCACAAATCTTCACATCCTACAGGGATTTTGCATCTGGCGCGAAAGTGTGGGCAGCTTATGGACAGAACGGAGATCTCCTCAAACAAGCTTTCTCCCTCCGAGAACCAGACGGATTCAAAGGTCTCTTCTTCGGAATCGGCGCTTCCGACAGCTCAGCCAACAAAGAGATCGACCGACAAAACCTCCTCCTTATGGCTAACACCATGGCTGCGTATTATAAACAGCTTATGTCGCTTATTCCTGCTGTCGTTCAGGCTCCGGAGGGATCGCCTTTTAAGGAACTTGGACTCCAAATACTCGACGGCGCTCGCGACCTCGCAAATCGTCTCCTCTTCGCCTTCGACGTCCATGACCGTCAACACATGCTGCCCGACGTGCGTAAAATATTGGGTGGTGGAGAGTCTGCTGAACGATCCCCGGCCGCTGACAAAGCTGGAGTGCCACAGGCTGAAGGAGCTGTTTCAGAGTCCGAACTACAAGGTCTATCACAATCAGTTAGTCAAATTGCGGGGAGCTCTGGTGCACAAAATGGCGGCAGGCCCCAGTAAGGAAGAGTTGGATGGATTTAATGGTCAACTTTGGAATCTGATGGTAATCGAAACGTTACCATCCCAAATCGAGAAAGAGTTACAACGCATCCTCCAGAACGAGGATCAACAACGCGAGTTAAAGGAGATTTATAATGCCCCAAGAACCGCTTTTCGGAGCTGAAGAAAGAGTTCCGACTACTCAACTACCAGACGAGTTAAAAGGCGTCACCGACCCTCTCAAAATCGCCGCGTACTACCAACGGCGTGAAGGTGCTCTACGTGAAGAAATGCGTAGGACCGTTACCCCTCCCAAAACGGCTTCAACAATGGAACGTCGCACCGACGACACCCCCAATCGTGAAGAACGCCAAAATGTTCAGTTCACCGCGGAGGAAGCAACATCAGCTCGTCATACTCTAATCGCAACAGCTCGTCAAACGGCGAAACAAGGTAAGCAATACTGGGATCGTCTCTCCACCGAGATCGAGAAAATCATGGGAGAGCAGCCCCCAGAAAACCAGGTTAGTGTACAAATCTGGGAGACAGCTTACCACACTCTCCTCGGTATGAACATGCAGCGTCTCACTCGTGAAGATGCCGAAGCCGCTGCGACCGCTACCCGTACCGCTGCCGAGCGAGCTACCCAACCCGCGACCGAACCGGCTGCTGTAACGCCCCTCCCTATCGAGGTAACAGGAAAGATCCTACCCGGCTTGAACCTGACCGAAGAACAATATCGCACCTCACAAGAACATATCCGAACCGGAAAATGGCCTCTTACCGCCGAAAATGTTTCCGGCAAACGCGTTACCGTAGGAGGCAATTAAATGACGAACACAAGCGAAGCAGTTCCAAAAACCGAAGGTGGTGTAACAGTAGTCCAACCAGTTTCCGCGGTACCATCCGCAACTCTCACAGCAGAGGCACGTAATAGGAGATACGCAGAACTCCGAGAACGCATTGGAAGACCACGTCTTGAAGTACACGGCCTACCCGGTCGTCATTACTTTTGGGCACCGAGGGGAGACAGTAACGAGCTC